AAAGGTTTTGGAATGTTTGTCAATGGACTTAAGTTCCTTGGAAAAAACTTTATGAGAATGGCTGCAAGTATGGCAGCTGCTCTTGTTCCATTACTTATTAGTGTTGCAACTTTTGTTGCTGGATTAATTGCAAAAGGTGTTGCATTGTTAGTTGCAGCTGCACCGTTTATCGGTATTGCATTACTAATCGGTCTTGCAGTTGCAGCCGTAGTATTGGCTGCAAAATTTATCTATGATAAGTTCATGGAAAACAAAGAACTTATAATGGAAAAATTCCAAGCAATGAAAGATAAGGTTGCTAGTATTGTAGGTAATATTGTTAGTTTCTTTACAAACATATGGCAAGGTATATCAGACTTCATTAGAGAAAAGGTTCTTAAAATTAAATCATTCCTAGGACTCACTTCCGATGAGGAAGAGGCAGAACTCGCTGCAATCAATGAAAGAAAGGCAAAGAAAAAAGACCAAAGAAAGAGAGCAGAAGAAGCTGCAAAATCAGAAATGGAATACATGGAAGAGACTGGTCAACTCGAAGGTATGTCTAGAAGAGAGAAAAGAAAACTCCGTAAAGAAAAAGAAAAAGAAGCTCTTGCAAGAATAGAAGAACAAGACGAATACGATGCACAATCTTCTGAACAACTCATGGAAAGAAGAGACGCAGGTAGAAACTTATCTGACGCTGCTCAGAGAGAAATGGAAGATAAAGAGCAATACATTGAATCTACAGTTGCCACTGGAAACTTGATAAGAGATGGTAAAGAAGTTACCGACATGGACGAAAGGCGTGAAATGGCAGAAGCTTCAGCAGATAGATTGTTTAGAACTGACTCAGAACTGAGAGCAGCCAACCAAGTTGGTATCAATGAATCAATGAGAGCTCAAATGGCACTTGAGGGAAGAGACGATTATGTAAGTGCAAGAGAACTTACAGATGAAGAAAACGCTGCACTCATGGCAAAACATAATCTTACGGAAGAAGACCTTGACCCCGAAAACATAAACCAATTTGATTCAGACCAAAATGCATACTTTGCTGAAGTGGATAGAATGGACGGTGATAGAATTAAAGACGCAAGAGACGCTGCAGAAGAGATGTCTCAAATGCCACCTAAACCTACTAACATGGCAACAACTGCTGTTCAACAGAACAATAATAATATCAATAATACCTATAGGGTAGATAGACCTACACCTAGAAATAACGAACCTACTGGAACTCGTCTTTCACAAGTTCCCGCTTAGAAACCTTACGATTATATTTTGTTTTATCCTTATGGACTTGAGTAAGTCCGTGTGAGGGTGTTTTCTTATGTGCTTTTATTTTAGGTTCGGGTTTACCGAATATCTTTTCCCAGTTATCTGAGTATAATTTTTCGTTGGAGTTTCTTCTTTTGGAACCCTTACCTCCATGCCATTGCGACATGTTAGTTGAACCACTTCCTTCTTGACTCTGCGAGTGCAGCCCTTTGTGCATTGAGTTTCTTTCTTCTTGCAATCTCTTGATTCTTTTTATGCTTTTTCTGATTTGGTTTTTCATAGTATTGTCTATCACGAACTTCATTAACAATGTTTGCTCTCTCACATTGTTTCTTAAACCTACGCAACATTCTATCGAAAGGTTCGACATTTCTGTTCTTAGGATTCACTCTTGGTTTAACACTTGGCATATTAACTAAAAAATTGTTCTAAAGATTCCTCTCTGTTTTTTATTTTATCTGAGTTAGATACTAACTCCCCTTTTTTACGAAACACTAAGATGTATTCATGCACCTTTGCAGTGTATCTTTTACTTGCACATTTACCTGCTTGTAAAGCTGCAAATATTGTATCGTTCTTCATTACTATTATGTCATGTAATATAAGACCCGATTTAGTAAACATATTTATGCAATCTGAATGGAAGGGTTTATATTCTCCACCTCTTCTCCAGTCTCCACATACCCAAACACAAAACCCGCCTGGGACTAAAACTCTTTCTATGTTGTCTCCACATACTTGTATTCTTTTACAGAAATCATCATACTCTTTTATGTCTGATAACTGACCAACTGCAGATTCATACTTTTCTATATCACCATATGGTGGACAAGTAAGAACCATGTTTGCAAAGTTGTCGGGTGTAGAAACCATTTCACAACCGTCCTCTTCATAGATAGTTGCGTCTAGGTTATGTTCTTTTAATTCGTGTCTAACCTTTTCTACAGTTGTATGAGATACATCATATCCATAATAATTTCTTCCTAGAGATTGAGATATAAATGCTCTTGTCAATCTTCCAGCAAAAGGGTCTACAATTGTATCTCCAACCATAGACCAATAGTGAACTAAGTTCTCACATAGACCAGCATGGAACTCGGACATCATTAATCCGTTTGGTAATCTTTCACATACTCCTCTTTTCTCTTCATATGCAGTTAGGTAAGCATTGTCCCAATTGTTCTTTGAAGATTTAGTAGGTGTGATTACTGATTGAGGGTTCCAACCAAACTGGTCGATAACCCTTTCGTTTTCATTCCATGGTAGAATGTTTTTGTAATATTCACTTTTCATAATCTAATAAAGTGTTAAGTCACCCCTCGCCTTACAGCATTCCCGTTCTTAACCGAGAGACCCGCAGTTTTGCTATCTCCCTTTCCCTTACTAAGCACCCCCATTGTTTCCACGGTCTTAGTGTGTAGTCGTCTGTTTCATGGACACATAATGAATACGACTACCCCAAATACAGAAACTAGTCTTGAGCCAGTTTCTTAAAGTAATCCATCGCATCGTCACCAGTGCTTTCTCCGACTGATGCTTCTGCTGATGAGATTACGGGTTCTTCTGCAACTGAATCAGTATTCACATTTGCCCAAGGCACTTCTTCTTGGTCTTCTGCAATTGATTCTGCTGTAGAATTACTAACTCCACCACTGAGTCCTAAAACTCTATCGAGTTTCTCTTTGAGTTCCTCGTAGGTTTTGAATTCACTTGGTGCAATCACATCTGATAACGAATATGTCTGAGTATTTATCTCAGTTAGTCTAGCTTCGTCATCAAATAATGGTGCTGGTTTATCGAACTCTGACTTATCATAGTTCCAGTATCCGTCAACTTTACGAATCTTGATTCTAAAGTTTGCACCTTCTCCTCTTAAATCGAAAGGATTGATAGCTTCCTCATCTGCAAATTGAGGTGAGATTGCTTCTTTCAATTGTTCAAAGATTTTCTTCCCGTATCTGTATTTGAAAACTTTACCTTCGTTGTCGGGGTTCTTAGGGTCTGAAACAATATAGACATTAGAAACATAATGAAGTCTACGCTTCTGTTTCCTTGCTTGGTCTTTATTTGCTTCAATACCTGTATTCCACAATTGGGTATTGTATTCTGACACTGGGTCTTTCTTGTTGAGAGTAGTCAAAGACTTCTCTATATACCAACCACCTGGCCCTTGGAAACCATGGTCAAAATAACTGACCCAAGGCATTTCCTCGTTTTCGGGTGTTGGTAAGAAACGAACTATTGCAAAACCGTTACCTGTTTTATCAAGTTCGGGTTTCCACATAGTGTCATCGGAATAGGACTTTTTTGCACCTTCAGTAGGTGAAGCAGATTCCATGGCTGCTCTTAGTTTATCTAATGATGTCGACATTGTATTCTCCTATTGTATCGCATTGTATTAGCATTTTATCATGTATAGAAACCTTAGTTCCTATACTCCTATTATAATAGATTTCTAGTAATCCTACAAGAGGGTTTTTGAAACCTACATTGTATTTAGTCATTCTTGAGCTTTGATTTATTATACATAATAATGTTCCAGCCCAGAGGTATATAGCTAAGAACATAACTCTATGAGTCTACTCTTATATTCTCGGGTCGGGTAGGTCAAGAATGCCTTATACTTATTCAACTTATTATGAACCTCGGGGTAGACGACTTTTTCCGAAATCAATCTCTCCCAGTCTTTACTGAATCCAATAATCTCGTCCATAATACATAATGTCTCTAGACTAATCTCACCACCTAAGTAAGCTTTCAATAGTCTAGGGTGTTGACCGTTTGATACCTTTAGTAGGGTATCGATTTTAAATTTTCGGACTTGGTCTGATACTTCTGTTTCAAACATATACTTTAACTTCTGTTGTCTCTTCTTCCATTCCATGTATCGACCTTCACATTCATTCTCTAGAAGGTCACCAGCCCATAAGTCATAAACAGAAAGATTTGCAATATAGAAATCTTGTAAGTTCTGTTTATACTTTTTAAATAGTTTACCAAAGTGATACTTATCTTTTCTTTTTAGAAATGAGTTTATATCTGCTTTGACTTTACCGTTGTATCTGACAAAGTCGTAGTCCTTAGAATAGAAGTGAAGTTTTATACCAAGGTATAAAGTGTATGCATCATATCCTTCACGACTTGTCATTACTTAACTAGCTGAATACTAGTTGTTGCCTCAGTATGTGCTTTTGCAACAGCGTCATTTGTAGGAACTACAAAGACTACATTTGAAAATAAAACTTCTTCGGGATTCTCTTCACCTGTTACTGCAATTCCTCTTGCAAATCCCATACCCTCTTGAGTCTGAATGACCATACGAGGTTTCTGTAGAATGACTGTATCATTCTCTATCTTATCTAAGATACCAACATACTCACCACTCATGGCGACTACTGATACCACATCACCTTTTTCCATATTACTTCTCCCTATCGAAAAAACTTGTTAATGTTGATTGACTTCTAGAGGTTCTATTAATCATATTCAACCCTTGTGCTTCTGCTTCTAATTTCTCTTTCAGTGGATTCGAAATTAATCTCTTTGCAGATTCGGGTTCAATATTGTTGACCTCACATACCTTTATAATAGCTGACATGACATCACAACCTCTTCCTCTAGTCAATAGTTGTTCCACTTGTTCTGTAAATTCTTTTCTTGTTATCACTCGTCTCTCCAGTCTTTTAACCATTTACTGCCGTCTCTCTCTGCGTCTACAAATACAGCATTTGTAAATGCAACTGGTAAGACTACTGCAATGTGAACTATGATACTTGTTACAATATCATAACCTAACCAACCCATGTAAAAACTTGCAACGAATCCAAAGTATACAGACCACATTACAAATAAGACAAGGGTAAAATAAGTTTGTAGACTTGGGTCGGGAATATATCTCAATGGATTATATCTATTATCCATAACGAGTCTCCAACAATCTACAACCCATAATAAAAATTTTCTAAAATATTTCATATTACCTTCCGTATAAGTTTCTATATCTTTTTCTTAAATCGACTAACTCGTCAATGTAGTCTAATGGACTACAGTAAAAGATTTGAAATGCATTATGTCCTTCGACACCTACTAACGCAACACACTCGTCTATAGGGTGTCCTGTTAGTTCTTCAACCATGATTGCATATGCAGTCATTTGAATGAACCATGGTTTTGCCATGTATTCTTCTTTATACTTTCCACTTGATTTAAAATCAATGATACAAAGTTTCTCGTCAAACATTCCTACACAATCCACTCGTCCAGCCATTTCTAAATTAGGACTCCATAGTGGTGCCTCTAAGGCAAGTGGAACAATCTCGTCTAACACGGGTTGAACTGCTTTGAACATTCCTTCTTGTAGAATGTTATCAAACTCTATAAACTCTTTTTCTTTTCTAAGGTAATCTTCTATGTTTTGGTGAAAGCTGGTTCCTCTCTTTGTAGCTGCAGAAGTTATCTTATTTGCTTTCTCTTCTCCAACTCTTTCTCTCCATAGTTTGATATGTTCTCTATTCAATAAACCTGTAACGGTTGTAACACTTGGATATGCTTTACCAGTCTCGTCTATGTAATGTCTTTTACCGTCTATTGTTTTTGTGGGGAGTTTGATATTCTCGAGGTCGGGAATATCATAAAGTTGGGTTCTCACTTGAGTCATAATATATCTATTGTATCACTTACGAGACTGTATGTCCATATGCTTTTTAACTATCTCTTTTGTTTTGATTTCTTTTACTGACTTCTTATGTAAGTGAGAACCCTTATGATTCTCTCCTATCTTAGATAATACTTCTTTGAATCCGTCATCTGTTTTTACTCTATCACCAACTCCACCTACTATTTTAGGAGCTCCAATGATTTCTTTTATGTGAGGATTCTTCTTAAGATACTTGACCTTATTATCATAGGTCATCATAAGTTCGTATTGTTCGTCAATCTCTTCGTTGTAAAATTCGTATAAGGGCATTATGCATAACTCATAAATTGTGGGACTTCTCTTCCAGTCCATTTTGCAAAGTCTTTTTTGTAGACTGCATAGTATTTATGATATGCAGAAATAGAATCATTTGGAACTTTAACATCGTCAGGCATACACTGAGGTGGTTCAGACCACTCACCTAGTTTGATATTCTCAGGCAAACAGTTTAGTATGTCTCTGAGTTTTGTATCAGTGAGGTGTTCTCTCTCATACCTGTATGTGTATTCGTTGCATAGGTTCTCAAACATATCGTATGCATATTGATATTGAATTGCATTCTCACGAACCCATAATGTAGAAGGGTGATTGATATGAGAAGCTTTGTATAAGTAAGGTTCTCTATCGGGGTCTAGTCTCCACCTTCTAAGTCTACGACCACTTGAAGAATCAATGTATTCATCACCGTCAAGGATTCTGTGAGCAGTTGATAACATTTGTGCATACTCAATAATCATCTTGACTACATGTTTATCACAATGCAAGGTTGCAGAAACTTTGGGTTCTTTGTGTAAATAAAATAAATTCATAATACTATTCTACCATTTTTCGGTGACATCGGCAACCCCCTTTTCATAGTTCCATGGAACTGATACTGAGTAAGGGTCGCTGAGTGATTCACCAACATATTTAAAATTCTTTTGAACAACGAAAGGTGCAACATGGTCGAAGTAATGTTCAACACATGTGTCTTCCTTATCTGCATATTTCTCTATCTCTTCATAGAGACCATAGACTAATTGTCCGTCTTGTAATTGTGCAAGTTCAACCATTCCTTCTGTCCTGTGCTTGACGCTTCTTTTTTTCTAGTTCTTTTTTACTAGGTATCTTTTGTTGTGTTTGTTTCTGACTCATGCGATTAAAATCTGTATCATTGGTGGAAAGAAATACATGTATACCATAATTGAAAATATAATTAACAATATTGCAACTGCAACCTTAACTGTAAACTTTACAACACTAGGAAAGATTTTAATTCCTAAGTAAATGCAAGTTAATAATCCTATAATCTCTAACATAATTATTTGTAAAATATATGGTCTGTTATTTGAACAGTCTCATTTAATGTTTCTGCCCAATAGGGTTCGACCATGATTGAATGATAATGTGTTGCACCTTCTGTAATGTCGGGATACTTACCCATGATTACATCTTGTGCTATCTGATACGACTCAAAGAATGTATCAGTATCTAAAGGTTCATCTGACTTACCGTCACAAAACCAGCTGAATTGACACTGGTGTCTTACTGGAACTAAATTACCTTTCCAGTTTTCTCTTAGTTTTGCTTGGTAAACGACACCACAAATATCTTTTGGATATGAACTATGTTCCATACGATTGAACACAACTTGAGCAACTGCAACCTTACCAGCCAGTGGTTGATTACCTGCCTCAAAGTAAATGTTCTTTGCAAGACAAACTGCCTCACCGTTCTCGTCAAATCCATTGACCTTTTGTGGATAAAATAAAATTGAAGCGAGGACTATTAAACCAAATAGAAAATAGACCCAATCACTTCCACCATTGTTGTTGTAGTATGACAAAACGACACCCTCCAAAATAATGTTGACTGACAAAATCCTTTTCCCATTTGACACTGAGATTATCTAAGAATTTTTTCTGATTAAATATATACAAAATCCATTCGCTGAAGGTAACCTCAACATTGACTGGTTCTCGTTCTAAGTTAAGAAAGTTTGCAACTATCATGTGTTATCTCCGTCTCGATATTCAATATCAGACTTATCAAAAGTCTTCCGATATTCTTTCTCCCATGGAAAAGGTTTGTTGATATGTATCCCTACATATGCCATACCAGCCATAATAATGATTAGTATGATTCCAGTTATAAATCCAATCTCCATATCAATATCCCGATGTATGACATGCATATTCTGTTGAACAGTTAACCGTTCCACATACACACTCGTTTCTTTCAGCTCTCTCCTTTGCAGCTGCTTCTTCTTCAATCATATCTTGTTGAAATGATAGTAAGTCTTCTTTTGTTATTTCTTCCATATTCTACCTCAAATAATCAGGGCCATATTTTCTCATTCCAAAGATTTGGTATCCCTCAAAGAGATTACCTCTTGGAGCATTTAATGCTGGAGTTGCCCA